AATTCAGAACCGGCAGAATGAAATGTATCTTTTATTATATCTTTGTATTTAGCAAGTATTTTTTGAACTTTTATCTGATAAGAAAAATCTTGATAAAAATAACTATCTTGTATAAATTTATCAGAACTTATATGACTTCTTGTTGTTGACCAAAAACCTCTACCAACACCAACACCACCTTTAGTAACTTTACTTTCAACAAGACTTGCAGTGTTAAATTCTGTTATATCTACAGACAATGATGCACCAGTTCCATTAGAAGTTCTCACTGTAAGTGTTGGTGTTGTTTGATATCCTGAACCCCTATCGCTATAAACAACTGAAGTTACAACACCGTTACTATCAGTTCCTACAACTGCATTTGCTGTATCTGGTGTTCCTCCTCCAGAAAAAATAACTAATTCGTTATTTTGATAACCAGATCCACCAGAACTAATTACAACATTACTCAATCCACCCTGTAAATATAAATCTACAGTTTCACCGTTTAAATAAGATTTACCAGAATCAATAACTGAAACTGCTGTTATAACAGCATTACCTGATACTGAAGGTCCTCTAATATTTTCATTTTCACCATTTAAAGTTTCATCGGGTCTCACCATTATAGTTTCATATGGAGCAAAATTTGCTGGAAGAATAGTTGGTGCTGACCTATAAACTGAACTTGCTGTGGAATTATTTTGTGGTGGTCCATAAAGAATTATTTGAGTGCTATTTGTTACCTCTTTAATTACTTGTAATTCTTGTGTATAATCTAAAGAAGAATTTGATTGAATTTGAATAACATCGTTAGCTTCAAAAATAGAATCAAATATAGTAGAAGTTCCTGATATTGTATTAGAAGTTGTATTATATGATATGGTTCCAGGAAGACCGTTAGAAAGTAGATGTGATCTAACAAAAGTGATTACAGAATTTGTATACCCATTACCAGTTGTTATATTTGTTAATGTGGATATAGTTCCAAAGGTTCCAGATTCAAAAGAAAAAGCAGTTCCTACATTAGAAGTTAAATTGGCAGTTTCATCTGCAGGAAATCCAAATGCTACTGCATCTAATTGTAGATTAGAATAATTACATATTACATCTGTATTATATGTAATAACTTGTTGATTTGTTAACTGATCCAAACTAAAATTGGCACCAGATCCTGTTGTATCATTGGGGTCATTATATATAAACACAGCAGCATTTGAAAGATAACCAAATCCACCAGATAAAATATCAAAATTTATAGATCCGAAACCTCTACCTAATTCTGAAACTCTTAATAACCCATTTTGACCAAAAGAAATAATATTATTATTTGTAAAATCTCTTTTGACTATTTTTAATATATTACCTACTTTAAAATTTTGTCCACCATTAATTATTTGTAGACCATTCAAAGAGCCTTTTAAAATAGGTGCAGATGTAATAGCGGAAGTATTTGATACTTGTCCTTTTAGAACAATTGCTTCACCAATTGTAAAGTCTTGATTTTTTGGTGTAATGTTTGAAATAAACAATGTGTTAATAATATCAGAATCAAAAGATTCTTTTACAAAAGATTCTACTACTGCAAGAGTTCCTGATTCAGAACCTTCAATTTCTTTACCAACCAAATCATTCAAATTCCCATTATCAGTAACCTCTAAATATTTTGGTTCTTTCCAAGTTCCATCAGACGGTTTTAATATATCTCTGCCAGGAATATATATTTTTGAATCTAAATTATAAAGAAGTTTAAATAATAATTTATGACCCTGTATACTAGATTTTGATCTATAAGCATCTAAGACATGCTTTATCATAAATCTTTTATTTACAACAGTCTCAAATGGAACACCAAATAAATATTTTTTCTCAAAATGAACTAAAAAATCATCTATGGTATTATCAATATCGCCATAGTTTAAAAGATTTCTTGAATGGTAAATTGGATTTCCATTAGATTCCATCCACTCAAAATATGCTTTCATAAACAATATGAAAGTAGGCCCTTCTTCTCTATAAAAAGAAGGGAATTGATTTTCAATAAAGTTTGATATTTTTGTTTCTATTGAAAATTCCATATTACTTTACTGTTTCTATTACATTTACATTAACATTAGAATTATCAATAAGTAAAATCATATTTTGAGAAGAAATAACATCCTTATTTTTAGTATTAACTAAGAATGAGATATATTGATCATATCCCTTTATTTTAATATTATCAACTTCTACTTCACCTGTAGTATAATTTATTGATCCTATATTAGATTTAATTGTAACTAATTGTCCAGAAATTTCTTTATAAACTTCTAAATTACCATTACCATCATCTTTTATTTGAGCAAATTCTATTTCGTTATCATCATCATCAAGATATGTAAATTGTGTTGTTGTTAGAACAACAGAATTATGTGTATATCCTGTGCATAAAGTTTTTCTTGCTTCTAATTCATTGTTGTAGTTTATAACAAAACTTACTTTTTCATTTACTTTTGGTGTTTGTCTTGAAAGCAATCTTACTTGTGTGTCATTACTTGTAATGTTTTCATCAACAGCATCAATTGATGTAACAAATTTACTATATCTAAAATCATTATCAAATTTTGATAATGTATCAGTTCCAAAATCTAGTATATCTTGAGTTACTAATGCATCAATATCAGATACAGATTTTAATGATGTTACTGTATTAAGTTGAACTGTTGATATAACGTGAATGTAAAAGAAATCTGGATCGACAAAAACAACTCTATTTGGAAGAGCAATATAATCTAATAGATAATTAAGAACATCGTTCTTTAGAAAATCTGGAGCAATTGTTCCTGATGCTGGTTTTAATGAAAGTAAAACTTTACCATATTGTTTAGGTTCTACTTCTTGACCACCGTAAACATTAACATCTGATAGTGAACCACCAAATCTAGCTAAAACTAAAGCAGAATAATCATTTGATGCAACTGCTCTTTGTTGTGTAGCAAAAAATCTTGGTGCTCTAAATTTAACATCATCTATAGTTTCTTGATAAGCACCATCTGCTGAATTAGTAACTACTGTTGAAGTTACAGTATTAACTTCACCAGAGTTTATTGGTCCTAAATCATCAACAAGAGAGATATCTGAAATACCATTGGAATCTTTGCCATTGTTTACAATGTAGTCTGCTTCTATAGTGGCAAAGTTTTGTGGTTTTCTTCCAAAAATATCATTACCAAAAACAATTTCATATCTATTATTATCAGATGGTTGTAAGAAAAATACCTGTGAGTTTTTGTTTATACCAAGAAGATTTTCTGCTCTTGTATAGTTATATGTATTAGCACCATTATTCTCTATTACTGTAATAGTAAGAGTATTAACATCTATATTTTCATTTGATAATCTTAAAACTTGTGTTTCATCTGTCGAATCATATATGAAAGAATCTTGAAAAAATGAACCTTCTAGTACTTCAACGTTTGAAATAGAGTAAGTATCATTTGCAGATGTAATAACATTTACTTCATTAGTAACAAACTCAAAAGAATCATTTGAATTTGAACCAGAAAATCTAGTTCCTTTTGGAATTGTAAGAGGACCATCAATGCCAGTTGTTTCAAATGTCAAATCAAGAAATGCAACAGATGATCTATTTGAAATAGGAAGATAATTTAATTCTTTTGAATGTGATGCAACTGAATCATATTTCTGAGAAGAATCCAGAAACATTTCAGACGCAACCATATTTAAGTAGAAAGAATTCAAATATGAGTTATATGTCATTACATCAAGTAAGACATTAATATTTGAACCTTCAAAATCAAAGTCTTTAAAAGTATTTTGTCCTTGTAAAAATACTTTTAAATTTTCTTTTAGTGTGTCAAAATCTAATGATGATACGTTTAGAGAATTATTTGCCATTTAGCGAACTCTTGTTAATATTGTTGTAAGAGTTATTTCTTCTGGGTTATTTATAATATTATAAACAATGGTTACAGATATTGAATTATTTTGTATTAGAAATCCACTAAAATCTCTAAGTGCTTCACCCTCTGATATTTCTGAAGATTGAACTGATACTTCTAAAAGATTAATTCTAGGTTCATTATTCTGTATAGTAAGTTTTATATTTTCTTCTATATCATTTAAAAGAATATTATTAACATTTTCAAATAAACTTGCGTTTACATCAGAACCTACAATTGGTTGAAAAAATCTTTCTCCTAGATTTGTTTTAATAAGATTTCTAAGTGATTGGTTTACTGATTTTTCATTTGTGACACGACCAAGCTGATTTCCTACAGGAGTCTTTGCAAAAGAATTTAAGAAATCAGAAAAATATTCTGTTTGTTTTTCTTTTGGTGAAATAGATTCTGCTCTTGTTGGTCTAGTTACCATTTATTTTTTTCCTTATGGTCCACAGAATACATTTGGTGAACCTGTTGCTACTGAAGTACAA